CCAGCTGAGGCGGCCATCGACGGTGCAGCTCATCGGCTTGCCCCAGTCGTAGAAGGCGCGCTCGAGCTGCTGGTTCGCCACCTGGTCGAGGATGCCGTTCGGCTCGCGCGCGCGGACCTGCAGCGTGATGCCCTTCGGACCGACGACGTTGACGGCCACGAGGTCGAGATACCGCCGGGCATAGTCGTTGTTCTGCGCGAGGTCGCGCGAGCGCGCCCGCATCGCCTTGAGGGTGTAGCGGATGTCGCTGTCTGCCGACTTCGGAAGCGTCAGCCAGTCGGCGAAGAGCCGCCCGGTGTTGGCGGCGTCGAACGCGCGCCGGGGGCGACGGGGCGCGGGCTTGCCGCGGAAGAAGTCGAGCAGCTTCACCGTGTGAACCTCACCCGTATGGTCTGATTCGTGCCGAGGCCTTGGCGCAGCTTCTCGGCCTGCTTCTCGCGGTTGACCTCTGCCTTCATGCGGTCGCGCTCGGTCAGAAGATCGGCGCGGTTCCAGCGGCTGAGGCTGCGGCCGGCGACCGAGTACGAGGCCGCCTGCAAATTGTTCGGGTCCTTGAGGTAGGCCTCGATGTTGTCGAGGGCGATCTGCGCGAAGCTGCGCGGGTCGTCGGTCGAGGTGGCACGGTTCGCGCCGACCTCGAAGGAGCCATAGCCGACCTCGGCGCGCGCGCCGTCGCTCGTGCGGGTGATGAAGGCCGACCACTGGTAGCGGCCGGGCGCGTAGTCGGCCGTCACCGTCGAGGCCACCTCGACGATGTAGCCCTCCGTCGTCTCCGAAGCCGTGATGGCGATGCGCTCGCCGGTGCCGTCGCGGCGCGCGACGTAAGAGAGCGAGTAGGACGCCGTCGGGTAGTCGCCCGACAGATCCACCCGCTTCCACGCCCAGCGGTCGCCCGCCTGCAGCCGCGTCGGCTCCGAGGTCGAATAGTTGGCGGTGTCGAAGACGTTAGCCATGGTTCCTCATGCCGGGGTGTCCGGCGGCAAGAGCGGCTTCACCTGGTCGCGGAGCTTGGCCCAGAGCGGGTATGCACCTTGGCTCGTCGGCACCGCGCCGAGCATATTCACGAGCGCGACGGCCTCGTGCAGCTCGACGGTCAGCGTCACTTCGGCTTGTTGGGCTTGGCCTTGCTCGTGTTCCACGGCAGCTCCGGCTTGATGACCTTGGGGGACTTGCGCTCGGCGAGCTGCGCGGCGACAGCGGCCTCGGTCGCGTCAGCGCCGACCTTCGCCTTGACCCATTCGATGACCTGCGATTCCTCGAGGTTGGCAAAAGGGCAGAAGCTGCCGGCGACTGGGGCGTCGAGTGCGACGGCACCGTAGACCGACGCGGCATGGTCGCCGTCGACGACGCCGCAGCGCCAGTGCACACCGACGACCACGTCGGCGAGCTGGCCGCGCTGCGGCTCGACGTCGAGCGCGGAGATGGTCCAGATAGGCTTCATGGCGTCTCTCCGTTACGGTCCAGCGTTGCGCCAAGCGCCGCCAGAGTAGAAGTACCAACGGTTGTTGGTGGTATCGACCACGATGGGTGCCATGCCCGTGACGGCGGTCGGCGTTCCGGTCGGCACACCCGCGCAGGTCGGGACATACAAGAATCCGTCCGTCGCTGTCGTGGCAAGCGCACTGGCTGCACCAGCACGAATGCTGCCGCTGCTTTCTATGCGAAGGCGCTCGACATTGTTTGCCCAAAAATGTACCGCGTTCGCACCGGCTGTGCCAATGTCCAGTCTTGCGCCGCTGTTTGCCGAGATAGACGCAACGCCTGCGGCAAAAGTGCCATCGGCAATTAAAACGGAGTTTACGGAGCCGCCCAAACTAGATGCGCCGTTGACCGTGAGTCTTTGCCCCGGCGAACTCGTCCCGATGCCGAGGTTGCCGGAGGAGTCGAGGCGCATCCGCTCGGTGCCGCTTGTGTACGAGATAAGATTCAGCCCATACAGTTTGTAATCGCGGTAAGCCGCGCCAGTTGAGTCAAGAACCTCGTTGATGATGTTGCCAGAGCCGTCGTTGGAAATGCGCCACCGCGCTGTTCCGGTAACAACATCCAACCGCGCCCCCGGCGAACTCGTCCCGATGCCGAGGTTCGTGCCGTCGAACACCAGCGCCGACCCGCTCGTCGCCGCCTTGCTGCCGTTGAGGTACAGCACGCCGTTGGCGGTGCCGCCATTCAGCGCGCCGTCGACGAGATCCTTCGCCGTGACCTTCTTGGTCTCGGTCGCGCTCGTGTCGACGATGGGCACCACGTCCGTCGCCGGGGCGACGTTCGCCGCGGTCAGCGCCGTCAGTGCTGAGATTTTCTTGTCAGCCATGCATCACCTCGGCGCACTCAGCGCCAACCGTTCATCCACCCGCCACCACCGCCGCCTCGAGGCGGACGACGCAGCGGAACTCGCCGCGGCGCAACCGGCACCGCTTCGGTCTTGTCCTCGACGACCGGCTCGACCGCAGCGACATCCGCCGCCACCTGATCGCGCCGCGCCGTCAGCACGTTCCCGCCACCGCGACCGACGAAGGCCGCGTAGGCGTACACGAAACAGTCGAGCGCCTCCGTTCGCGCGCCCGCCGACTTCGGCTTGAAGGAGCGCATCCGGCGACCCTGCACCACCCGATAAACCATCGTCTCGGCGGTCAGCTGGTCGAAGTAGACATCATCGACCGAGGCCGGGAAGTGCACATAGCCTGCGCCCGGTTCGACGACTCGCTTGAGCCGCCCGAAGAGCACGTCCTTCGCCGTGTCGACGCCGACGATGTAGAGCTGCGCCGACGTCTTGCCGGCGCGCCCCGCGCGCTTTGGGAACACCAGCCGCCCGAAGCCGCCGGCACCCTTCACCGCCCAGATGCGCCGCGCCTTGCGCCGCGCGCAGTAGCCGTACACCTGCTGCGTGAAGTGGCCGCCCGAGTCGACGCACGTCGCCTCGATCAGCATCTGCCGCCCGTCCTCGCGGGACCGCGGCCGATTCAGAAATGCGTCCAGGTCAGCCCACAGCGACTCGCTGCCGGGATCACCGGGAAGCACTTGATGCTCGACGAGCCACGCCTCCTCGTCTCGCCCCCACGCCCAGACCGACGCCTCGAGGCGATCGTCCTGCACGTCGACGCCGCAGGTCAGCACCAGCGCGCCGCCGGGCAGCGACTGCGCCGTGTACGGCTCGCGCCGCGCGGCAAGGCCCACCGCCGCGACACCGTCGCCGCGCTCCTCGAAGGTCTCGCCGAGCGACGTGTTGATCCACGTCTGCAGCGTCTCGGGCAGCTTCTTCGCCTCGAGGAATGCCACCGCCATCTCGCCCCACGTCGACCAGGGCGAATACAGCTCGCTGATGTGGAAGGATGCGATGCCGCGGCTCTCCCGCGTCGCCCGCCACTCACCCGCCCGCAGCATCTCGGCCTTGTCAGCGTCGCCGAGCTCGGCACCGCAGGCGACGCACACATAGGCCGCCGCCGCCGGGTCACCGTCCGGCCAGCGTACCTGCGACCAGACGAGGCGCTGCATCTCGCCGCAGTGCGTGCACGGCACGAAGTACAACCGCTGGTCGCCCGACTCGAAGCCCGCCTCGATGCGGCTCGACCCCTTGATGGTCGGCGTCGATCCCGCCAACACCTTGCGGTTCCAGAAGGTCGCCGTGCGTTTCTTGCCCAAGCTCACCGGGTCGCCTTCCGTGCCGGCAGAGGCCGGGTAGCGGTCCACCTCGTCGAAGAGCACCACGCGAATCGGCCGCGACGCCAGCCCCGCCGGCGAATTCGCACCCGCGACGGTCAGGTGACCGCCGGGGAATTTCTTGTGGAGGAGCGTGTTCCCCGAGTCCCGCGAGCGCGGGTCGGCGATGAGCTCACTCAGCGCCGGCGTGTCTCGCACCATCGGCGCGAGGCGGTCCTTCGACCAGGCCTCCGCCATCTCGAGCGTCGGCTGCACCAGCAGCATCGGCGCTTGGTCCTGCGCGACGTGGTAGCCGATGACGTTGTTGAGGATCTCGGTCCAGCCGACCTGCGCCGACTTCATGACCCAGATCTCGCGCACCGTGTCGTCGGCGACGGCGTCCATGACCCCGCGCTGGTACGGCGCACGGTCGGTGCGCCAGATGCCGGGCTCGGCCGACGCCTCGCTAGACAGCCTCCGGTACCGGTCCGCCCAC